AAAGACCCCGCGATATTCCCTCAGGTTCTGACGCGTACCGCAACCGGTGATAAAGGCAATGGTGGCCGTGGAATTCTCACGTTCACGCCTGAAAACGGACGCACCGAATTGGTCATTGGCTTTATGGATAACCCAAGCTCAGCGCAGACGTGCATGAATGTCGGCTGGGATGACGCCCCACACCTGAATGAAAAGGTTAAGGCTGAGCTTCTGGCTTCTTTCCCTGCTCATCAGCGCGACATGCGAACAAGGGGTATCCCGATGCTTGGTCATGGGCGCATTTACGACATGCCAGACGACGCGATCATGTGCCAGCCCTTCGCTTGTCCAGATCACTTCTTCGTCATCAACGGGCAAGACTTCGGGTGGGATCACCCGCAAGCACACATTCAACTTTGGGACGATCGTGACGAGGACGTTATCTACGTTGCTCATACGTGGAAAGCCAGAGAGAAGAAAGCTGACGAAGCCTGGAGGCTTGTTAAGTCGTGGGCAAAAGACGTCCCCGTTGCATGGCCTCACGATGGTAACCAGCACGAGAAAGGTGGCGGTCAGCAACTCAAGCTTCAGTACAAGGCCGAAGGGTTCTCAATGCTCGGTGAGCACGCAACTTGGCCTGATGGTAACTACAAGGTTGAGCCTGGCATTCATGAAATTCGAGAACGCATGCTGGATGGCAAGTTCAAGGTGTTCAGTACATGCCCTGAGTTCTTCGAAGAGTTCCGCATGTACCACCGAGATGAGAACGGCAAAGTAGTCGCAATCAATGATGACGTCCTGTCAGCCGTTCGATACGCCTACATGATGCGTCGCGCCGCCAAGCAGATGTTCAAAATCAAAAAACCACGCGAGAAAGTTAAATTCGCCGCGGCTGAATACAACTTATTTGGAGACTGACATGGGTATCGAAACCGCCGCGCTTGCATCGTACGCAGCCATAGCAGCCTCTGCTGTTGGAGCCGGTACTGCTATCTATTCTGCAACTCAGAACAAGACTCCCAGCGTGAAAGATGCGCTGCTTCCGGGCACTGACGCAGCGACAACTCAGGCCGACGACCTCCTGCGTAAGCGATCACGTCAGGGCATCAACGCAAACATTTTGAGTGGCTCATCTGGCGCTGGCTCACCTGGTACGACTTCGACAGGTCAAAAAACACTATTAGGCGGCTAGCATGGCTCAGGAAAACGACCGACTGCTCGACCAGATACTTCGTGATCAGTCAACAATGGAAACTGCGCGATCTACGTGGGAACAGCACTGGCAGGAAGTAGCGGAACGTTGTTTGCCGCGCGGTGCAGATTTCAAGGGTGAGATTCGCGACGGGCAGAAGAAGGCTGATAAAGCTATAGACTCAACGCCTATTGTTGCCCTGGAACGTTTCGCAGCCGCTATGGAGTCGGTGATTACGCCAAGAACGCAGACGTGGCACGGATTGCAGAATGAACGATTCACTGATGATACAGAGGTACAGGAGTATTTCGAGGAGTTGACCAAAGTCCTCTTCCGTCTGCGCTATGCGCCCTGGGCAAACTTTGCCAATCAGATGAGTGAGAATTACATTTCTATCGGTGCTTTCGGAAATGGCTGCATCTACGTTGATGAGATACCAGGAAAAGGACCACGTTACCTGACTTATCACCTGCGCGAGATTTATTACGAAGAAAACTATCAGGGCGTGGTAGACCTGGTTCACCGTAAGTTTAAGTTAAGCGCCCGCCAGGCTGTTCAACAGTTCGGTAAAGAAAACCTCCCCGAGAGCATCCAGCGCGCGTCAGAATCAACACCACTCAGTAAGTTCGAGTTTATCCATCGCGTCTGTCCCAATGATGAAATCCAGTTTGACGATGTAGGAAGCCCGAAAGGGGACTATACCGGTATGCCGTGGGCATCTTATTACATCTGCAAGGAAGGGAGAAAGATTGTTCAGCAGAGCGGCTACCACACAATGCCGTACTGCATTGCTCGATATTACAAGTCACCTGGCGAGACTTACGGTCGCGGACCGGGGATGACAGCTCTCCCCGACATCAAAGTCCTCAACGAGATGAACAAGGAAACGTTAGTTGGTGCACAACTTGCCAACCGTCCGCCTGTCCTCGTTGCTGATGATGGTGTGTTGGAGTCGTTTTCTCTCTTGCCGGGCAGTATCAATTCAGGCGGTGTCAGTACTAATGGCAACCCATTAGCAATTCCATTCGCCACCGGCGCTCAGCCGAATCTCGGTCTGGAGATGATGGACCAGAAGAGAAAGCTGATTAACGACATATTTCTAGTAAACCTGTTCCAGATCCTGGTTGATAACCCTCAGATGACGGCAACTGAGGCTATGCTTCGTGCGCAGGAGAAGGGGCAGTTAATGGCCCCGACTGCTGGTCGAATAATGTCTGAACAGCTTGGTCCTATGATTGAGCGAGAAATTGATATCTGTGCCCGTAATGGCCTTCTTCCTCAAGCCCCACAGCAGCTTATCGATGCAGGCATGGAATACGACATTGACTACAAATCGCCACTGGTTCGTATGCAGCGTGCTGAAGAGGGGCAGGGGATTCTGACCACGCTCGGTGTTGTTAGCCAAGCTGCTCAGTTCGATCCAAGTGTGCTGTCAATCGTTAAGTACGGGAACGCTATTCGAGAACTGGCTGATATCAATGGGATGCCGCTTTCACTTCTCCTCACCGAAGATGAAGAGCAAGCAGTCAAAGCCCAGCAAGCGCAGCAGCAACAACTTAACAACCTGCTACAAGCTGCACCTAACATTGCTACAGCAGCAGACAAGTTGGCATCAGCTCAGCAGAAATCCAACACACCACTCCCCGCGCCACAGTAACTACCTGAAGGAATGACATGAGCAGATTAATTCTGAGGCGTGCACGCGCCTTCAGGGCGGTGTTTGGCATGACCGGTAAACGCACAAAGGAGCAGGAGATTGTTCTCCGTGTGTTGGCCGACTTCTGCCGGGTTAACAAATCAAGCGTAACCGTTTCACCCATTCACCGTCAGGTTGACCCGCTGGCAACGTGTGTTGCTGAAGGCCGCCGTGAGGTGATGAACCGCATTATCCAATATATCCATCTTAACCAGGACGAGCTGATCCGAATCATTAACGAGGCAGAGAAGAATGACAACTGAAGCCACTGAACATACCACTACTGAACAGGCAACCGAACAGGCACCAGCATCTACTGATACAAACCTATTGGGTGGTGACGGGCAGCAGCAACAGGCTCCTGAGCCATTTCTGAGCGAGCTGCCAAAAGATGGCGACGCTGAGGGGTGGGGCAACGTCTGGAACAAGCTTGGGCGTCCTGAGAAAGCAGAAGGTTATGAACTGCCAGTACCTGAAGGTGACAGCGGTGAGTTCGCCGGAGCTGCCAGCGGCAAGATGCATGAGTTGGGTCTCAGTAAGTCTCAGGCTCAGGGTATTGCCGAGTGGTACAACTCACAGCAGGCTCAGGTAATGGAGCAGTTCAATCAGCAACGTGAGCAGCAGGCTAACGATAATGTTGCCGCTATCCGTAAAGAGTGGGGCAATAATTTCGATGCCAACGTGGCAATCGCTAATAAAGCTGTCGCGGCATACCTCCCGCCCGAAGCTGTCGCGGCGCTGAAAGAAAGCGGACTCGGTTCAAACCCTCATTTCGTCAAAGCATTCCACAAAATCGGCCAGTCGCTTTCCGAGGCGAAGGTCATCAATGGTGAACCGTCTCAAAGCGGAACCAAATCTAACGAAGACATCTTCTACGGAAGCAACTAAAGGAACCATAACAGATGGCTACTATTGGCAACACCGCTCTTACGCTGGGTGACTGGGCTAAACGTCAGGACCCTGACATGAAGCAGGCTCGAATCATTGAGATGCTCAACCAGAAAAACCCGATCTTACTGGATATGCCTTTCCAGGAATCAAACGCTCCAACTCACCACCGCACCACTGTGCGCACCTCTCTGCCAGCCGCGGAATGGCGTCGCATTAACAAGGGTGTTGGTAAAGGCAAATCGACTACTGCGCAGGTTGATGAGGCTGTGGCAATTCTGGAAACCTACTCTGAAGTTGATAAAGAGTTGGCTGACCTGAATGGCAACACCGGATCTTTCCGTCTGTCTGAAGCTCAGGCCTTCCTTGAAGGTATGAATCAGCAGATGGCGACCACACTGTTCTACGGCAACAAAGCTAAAGATCCTGCATCGTTCGATGGCTTTGCCACCCGATACAATGATCTCGACGCTGAGAACGGGAAGAATATCATCAATGCTGGCGGCACAGGCGACAACCTGACCTCTATCTATCTGATTGGCTGGGGAGATCAAACTGTACATGGCCTGTATCCAAAAGGCTCACGCGCTGGCCTGTTCCATCAGGATCTGGGCGAGCAGACACTGAAAGATGCAGACGGCGGCCAGTTCCAGGGCTATCGCGATCACTTCCAGTGGAAGACCGGCCTAGCTGTTCGTGACTGGCGTTATGTGGTGCGCATCGCGAACATCGA